TGCTGGCTCTTTGCGTGTTCAGTGCCGCAGATGTTGGTGTAAATGACTGAAACGTGTTTAGAACAAGCGCGCCAGCAGCAGTCCCTTGGCGCATATTTAAACTGCAAGTTACGTTTGTTAGTGAACCACCAACAAGTTTTACATACGCGCTGCCAGTCCAAGCCTGCCCGGAAGAAGCAACAACTTGACTTTCAGAATCCGGCCTAATAACTATCGATCCCGTAAGCGTTCCAGAATATCTATAGTCAATGTACGCAATGCCGTTTTCAGTCCCTGTTCCAACAATTTGCTGTGTAAGTGCTCCGTAGGAAGTAACCCAATTCGTTGGATCTGTCCCAGGCGTACCCGCCACCGCACCCACCATCGTGTTATTCCGAATGGAATTGGTGCGGGACTCCTCAATCAACAAGCCCTGTGCAGCAAGCGTCGAAGGGTTGTAGTCGAACCGAGCCTCGTTGATCGCAGCAGTGGTCAGCGTGCCCGCTGAGTTGAAGTAGGTGCCGGTGGACGCTCGGGTAAACGTCACGATCTGAGAAAACGTCTTTTGCGAAAGGCCCACACCATCCTCCCAGATTGCGTACTGTGCTGCTACCTGATACTCCGGGGTGATGAAGTTGGTGTTCAGCGTGTACCCGTTCGGGTTGTTCGTGTCCGTCACCGTACCCGCAAACGACAGATCCAACGTCGGGCCTAGTTGCCCAAACGGGTTACTCCCCGCACCAGCTTGTCTGAGCGCAGGAAGAGAAAACCCGAAGTTCACCGACATCAGAAGATCCTGACGATGTTTGTCGCAGCCGTGCCAGTCGCCCAGACACGCAACACCTGCACCGGGAGCACCGTGCCCCCAGGCACCGAAGTAAACACCACATCAGTCCCCTGAGCAGTGGTCACCTTCACGTTGCCCGCCGTGCCAACCCACACAACCGAGGGCTCAACAAAGTTGACCGTATCACTGGGCGTGACAGCGGCTGCGTCACCCGGGTACATCGGGAACGTCGGGGAGTAATTGGTCTTAGCCATGCAAGGCTCCTACAAGAAGGGGGCCGAAGCCCCCGTCATCAGTTTTGGGTAGCAGTCGGGTTTGCTGCGCCGTTGTCGTCACGCACCACGTAACTGATGATGATCGTCGCCGCGCCAGTGGTCAGGCCCGCACCAGCCAGCGTGTAGGTCACGATAGCGTCCGTAGCACCAACATTCAGCCAACCGCCAGGAGTCGTTGCGTTTGCAGTCAGAGCGACGCCGCCTACGCTAGTGATCGTGCCCGTGGTCGTGAAGTCTGTACCACCGATGCTGAGCTTGCAAGTCGTTGCCGCGCTGAAGACCGTCGTGGTCACCACTGCGACAGAAGTCACCTGTGCGCCCGCAGGCAGGACAAAGGCCGTGCCCGTCAGCGTGCCAAACACGACATCAGCAGACTGGGAAACCACCGTGGCCCCCATGTTGCGAATCGTGCCTGCCGTAGTGCCGGTCGTGTTTTTGACAGTGCCCAGCAGCCAAGGGCCGAGATGTGAAGCGAATCCCATGATGTTTCCTCAAATCTGCGCCCGTCGTCTCTGAGGAGAAGTCTGCCGAGTCAGTCGGCGGGCTGGGTTGAAAGCTCGGTCTGCACAGGGTAGCACAAAGGAGGGGCGGGGTCAAGCCCTCCAGACCCAACGCTGATGCCCAACCCCAAATAGTTTTGACCATCCAGCTTCCGCGCAGACTTGCGCTTCTGTTTTGCCGGGGGCGTAGAACTTCCCAAGTACAGGGTGTGTAGGTAGCTTGTGCTTTTGGGTCACGTAGCGCGGAATACGCTCCACCACCCCGTTGGGCACCCACCAGTAATCCGGGGGCGTGATGCTATCCAATGTGAAGCCCGTGGCTTGGTAGAGCTTGCCATCGCCGTAACGCAAGTCACAAAAACTCACAACCTCCTGCGGCTTAACATCGACCAGAAACCGCTGAAACAACTTCCCAAACCCGCCACGCACGCGCCCAACAGACGCATAACGTATGACTTCCCAAGCACTGTCTTGTCGCATGCTGGTCATGCCTGCTGCCCGGGCTTTACCAAAAGAAGCCACCGCTACAAGCTGCGCTCCCAAACGAAGCCCATAGTACATCTGTGCAGCACCAGCACCTTGTATGTGCGTCGCGTCTAAAAATGCACGAGCTTCCGGAGCGGCAAGCAGTTCAATAGCACACTTACGCGCATCAAATTTACTGCCAATACCTAGCATTGCATCCAACCGGCGCAGGATTAGCTCTTTTTTGTCGCGCCACTCGTCGGCAAAAATTTGAATCAGACGAATCCCCTGCGCCGTAGCCGTCTCCCACTTTTCACGGTGGTAGTCTTTGCCTCGTTTCTGTTCTGTGTGCCAGTGCAAGCCGTTTAATTCAACACCAAAATTGTACTCAGGCAAAAAGATGTCAATGTGCTTACGCCCTAGAACAGGTGCGTTACGCTTGATAACAAAACCTTGCTGATACAGGTAGTCAACAAGCTCACGCTCCCACTTTGGATCAACAGCCCCACAGCTTGGGCAACCCTGCCCCCCGAGATGCTTGTTTGGCGTCTGCTCAAAGTCTCCGTGTTGTTTACACGTTATTGTAACCTTGCGGGCAGCCGTTACATACGCAGTTTTAGCGTAGTCATATGCGTCACCGTGCACCAGCTTAGCTTTTTCAAGAAACTGTTCTTGCGTGAGTCTTTGCGCTTCAAACGAACATTGGGCGCAGCCTGAATTTTTTCGCACATTGATGAGCCATGCATCAAACGCTCCGTGTGTAGCGCAAACAAACTGCACCTTGTTGGTGTAGCTCACCGGCCCCTGCCCTAACGTAATTTGTGACCCAAACTTGACTCGCAGTTCTTGCTCAACACTTTCGCGGTTTACACGTTCAATACCCGGGGCTGCTTCACCCGTTTTCTGCCGCTGGCGGTATGCAGCGGTGTACTTTGCAAGCCGCTCAGGCGCTTGCGCTGCAGCCCAACGCTTGGACGCCAAGGCTGTACAAGCAGTGCAAGACCCGCTAGCCACAGCCCGAGGCGCAATGTGCCCCTGCTTACAAGACTCTCCGGTGAAATACCGAGCGACGCCCGCTTGCCGTGCGGCTTCACGAGAGGTTGGCAACTGCTCAATCACTTTTTAACTCCTTACGCCTCAGAAAAAAGGCTTCTTGTTAAGGAGTGATTATGGTGGCAAAGGGCATGCGACACAAGTCAAAACCCCGCAAAATGCTCAACCACTTTTTAACGCCACAAAGCAAAGTCGACAAGAAGTGATTGGGGCAGTGCATGAGGCGCGGGCAAAAGAAAAGGGCCCCGAAGGGCCCTTGGTTTGCGCTAAGTCCTTGATTTACAAGGCTTTTGCGGCTTAGGCTCCCGGCGAACCGAATGCGCCCAAAGGATCCGACACTCCGAATGAATATCTTTCCCGTGCCTTATACCGGTTATTTCCGGTATCAAAGTCGGTATCCATCGAAGTACCCAGAGGCACACGCACAAAGTGCTTCAGGCCGTTAGGAACGTCAGTCTTGAGGAACCACGCGTTGGTGTCGGTCAAGAAATGGTTCACTGTGTAGCCTTCGGGGATCGAACCGTTGTTCTTCAGCGCGTTGATGTCGTTGTCGGTGGTGCCAACACGCAGGCTGGTTTCCAACAGACGAGTAGCAACGAACATGAGGTTCGGCGGGACGATCAGCTTGCGGGGCTTGGCAGCAATCAGCAGACCACGCTCGTCGGTCCAACCAGCGATCTGGATCACAGCCGCTTCGAGGGACGTTTCGTTCAGGTCTGCACCCGTCGCGGGACGGTTGCTGTTGGTGCCGCCAGAGATCAGCGGGTGAGCGGTAGAGAACAGAGGCACGCCGTCGCCGTAGGTAACAGCGCTAGAGAAGCCGTTGTTCAGAGTCGCCGCTGCCTTCACCTGCTTGGTATAAGCCATCGCACGGGCGAGGGCCTTGGTGTACCGAGCAGACAGACTGTCGTACAGGTTGTCTTCCATCGCCTCTTCGGTGATGGAGAAGCCCATAGCGATGGTCTCGTGGTTGTAGCGTGCGGTCCAGGCTTCCTGAGCGTTGTCGTAGCGAATTGCTGCGCCTTCGTTCTTCACCGGGGCGGCGCTGAAGCCAGAGAGCTTGGTCTCCTCTTCAAACGAACGCTCGGAGGTCTCCGTTTCGTAGATCTCCTTGTGCTCTTCGCCGTATCGCTTGTACTCCATGCCAAACAGGGCGTTAAGACCCGGCAGGAGTTCCTTCAGTAGTTGGGCACGTGAAATTGCCATTTTAAGTTACTCCTTATTAGGCGATGTTGTAACGATGAACACCGAAGTTCACCTTCACAAGGACTTCCGGCGTCACAACGATTGCCACTGCGCCCGAAACCGTAGCGGTGGAAGCCGTCACAGTCAAGGTGGTGTTGCCACTGGTGGTCACCGTGGATGCAGCCGTCAAGAACGAACCGGTGTACTGCGTACCGCCGCCAATCGAGTTGAACACTTCCGTGCCAATCGGGAGGACCGTGCCAACCGGCAGACCGCTCACAACCAAAGAGGTCGTGCCCGTGCCAGAGACATAGGTAGCGCCATACAAGGCTTGCGTGTCAGGCACAAGACCCAGCACGCGGAAGCCCGCAGTCGTAGCACCAGCAGCGGTGGCAGCAATCACGCCGTTCTTGGAGTTGCCCGTCGCGGTAGAACCGACGATCAGAGCACCCGAGTTACCGACGAGGTTGGAGCCCACGTTGATGGAGTTGGCAGACGCGATAGCCAACGAGTTTGCACCCGCAGTAACCGCAGTCTTGATAACCACATCGGGATCATCCGCCACATACGCCATGCAATCGCCAGCCAGCGTGGAAGCGGGCCAGTACTGCGAGAAGCGCTTCTGCTTCGTCACCGGATCGGTGTACGTGCAGCCGAGGAAGAAACCAACGATGGTGTTGGTCGAGTTCACCGGCAGCGTCGGAAGGGTCACATTGCCCGTCGTCAGCGTAACCGGATCACCGAAAAAGATGCTCGTGTTGTACCCGTAGTTGATGGGATACATGCGGGTGGAGCCCGCGAACACCTGTCCACCGATCAAATTGACCGGAACGTAGCCGTAAGGCCCGTCTAGGGTAGGGTATGCCATTTGTTACCTCATGGATTAGGAACCGCGTCCGAACGAGACCTCCGAGCGGCGCTCTTTGAACAGAGGCATCCGAGGATCGTTCTCGCGCATGAAGCTGTTGTCCACTGACTGCATCTGTTCCGTAGCTTGACGCTGATAGAACTCGTTGCGTTGGTCAGTGAACTCTTGCGGGGTTTTGCAAAGCAGCAGGCCACCGATCTCAATGCTGTCTGGGAAGCGACCGGAGCCGGTCCCCATCAGTTGAATCTCAGGATGTTCGCTGGCTTTCACGGGCTCCCAGCCCTCGCGGAGTTTGGAGGAGACATTCATCGGGTCGTTGGTCCCGAGAGTGCTGACGCGAATCCAACGGAAAGCATACCCAGGCTCCGGATTCGGATCGGGTAGGAGTTGTGGAGGCATCCATTGCTTGGGCCTTTCAGCCTTTGCGCGGGTGTCAAATTCACGTGGAATACGTTCAGCCATTTTGTTTCCTCATTTCTTCCGCAACCGCACGGGCGTACTGTTCATTTGTCAGTCCGAGCCGCTTGGCGATTTGAACTTGTGATTGCGTCAACACGATCTTTTTGGGCGCTGTGCTTCGCGTGGCGGGTGCTACAACTGCTGCTTTCTTGACCGGCTTTTCCGAGGTGAACGCATCTGGAAAAGTTTGACGGATCTCGTTGTTGATCCGTTGGTAATACTCGTCGCTTGTTGGATCTACTCCGTTACTCACAAGTTCCTTGTCAATCTCTAGCGCTACTGCCCTCATCCTGTTGTTCGTCTCAAACCACGGATTGGCTTTTAACCACGCACGGGCTTTGTCGTCTACAGGAGGCGGTGCAACGCTTGGAGCGGGTTGTACCACAGGTTCCGCAGGCTTTGCAACAGGGGTAGTAGGTTGGGGTTTGAAATTGTTGACTCGCTCAGCCTTGATCTTGGCAGTGGTCAACTCTTCCTGTGCGGCAATGAACGCCTCAGTATCCCCAGCTTCATGCGCAGCTTTGAGCTTTTGCTTGGCCTGTTCAACCTCATTAGCAACTACCTTTTTGGCTTGCTCAAGCAGCGCCTGCTGACCTTGGCCAAGACTTCCCTGGAGGCGTTTGTTCTCCTCGACAAGGTTCTGGGCTAGCTTCAAAGCCTCTTCGCGCTCACGCAGTGCGGCTTCCTTGGCTCGACGCTCCTCGTGATACCCCTTGGAGAAGTGTTGAATGCGCTTCTTGACACCGTCGGAATACTGAGCCAGTTCTTCGTCAGTAACCTCCGAAGGGGCTTCCTTCATGGGTTTACGCCCACGGTCCTCTTCAGGAGTGTCGTCAACGACCTCAATCTCAGGTTCACCTTCGCCTTCAACTTCAAATTGAAGTTCTTCCGGTGCTTCTTTCTTTTCTGCCTCGACTTCGTCGGGGAACTTAAATCCACTCATGTGCTACTCCTTATGCCCGCTTGATACCACGGGGATCTTGCACAACCGCTTCAACGCTGTCGTCGTTGATGATCCGCCACTCGGTGCCATGAATCTTCAGGCGCGTGCCCGTATTTGGTCTCACGAGGACAAAGTCTCCGACTTTGCATGAAGGTCCACTGGGGAATCGTAGAGGGTCTTTGTAGCAATCTGGACCCATTTTGGCGACAAACAGTACTGGGCTCATCACCTCTTCAAAGTGCATGGTCTGGCCTGCCTTGACCAGCCCGCTCTCATACTCTTCATCCGCTTTAGGCAGCATGCAGAGCAGGTGATATGTCACCGGATCAGGCACTTGTCGGGCCTTTTCCTCGTCGGTTTGGGGCAATACCGTGGTGCTTGCACCGTCACTCAGGAGTAGTTCACTCATCGTCGTTTTCCATCTTTCGCACAAGGTCGGTTATGAAGGCATGAGCACGTGAAAGACCCTGGATTTCACCCGTCATGAATTTGTACTCGGAATAGTCTTTTGCCGAGCCTGAGATAAGCGCCTGCGCGATGGATTCGCGGCGCTCCTCAATTTCCTTAACAACCACGTCAAACGCAGTGGTAGCCATTTGTTACTCCTTAGGTTGCGGACGAGATTGCGCGGCCCGCATAGCTTGCTGTCTGGTTTTCAGTGCATCAGACTGGATCTGCTGGCGCATCTTTTGTTGATGTATTTGCTCCTTCTGCTGCAGCTCTTGCTGCGCCCGCATAGCCTTCAGCCGAGGGTCTTCACCCTGATTCTTCTGAGCTTCAAGTTGTAAACGCTGCGCCTCAAGCTGCAGCTTTTGCTGCGCGATCTGGAAGTCCATCTGATCGTTCTGAGCCTTGCGCTGCACCTCGGCCTGCTTCAACTGCAACTCAACCTGCTGCATCTGCAAGACGGGGTCCTGCGCCTGCTGCTGAGCCTGCATCTGTGCAGCCATCGCTTGGTTCTGCACCATCGTGCGTTGTGCAGCGGCAGCAATCAGCGGAGCCAGAGCCTTCTCATCTTCAGGGGCGATGGGCGCGTTGTCCTCCTCATCCAACGTGGGCAGTGGCACACCCAGGGCCATCTCGACCTGAGCCCGGTATGCAAACGCAGCGTGCTCTGCAATGTGCGCCATGAGCGCGGCCATCATCTGCTGCGCCATCGGGTTCTGACCCAGCGTGGCTGCAATCTTGGGGTCCTGCATGAACGCTTGGTGCGTCATGAGGTGCGCCTCGTGATCTTGGTACGCAAACGCCTTGACGGGCTTGCCCCGCAGCACGTTCATGTTCTCCGTCACAGGGTCCTGGGGTTTCTGATCCTCAGGGATGGCAACCAACCGCTCAGCGTTCTTGATCCCCAACACCTCCAGCATCTGTCGGTGCAACTGAGGCAGGTCGTAGATCTGCGGCGCACCTTGAGCCAACTGCAGTGCCGCTTGGTACTGCATGATCCGCTGCGCCATCGTTGCCGCGTTGGGATCGCTGACCGGGATCACCTCTACGAGGTCGTAGTCAGACTGCTTGACCGAACGGTCACCACCTTCAGGGGTGTAGGAATAGTCTGCAGGTAGGAAGTCACGGATGATGCCCTTGAGGAGCTTGAACTCCATCCTCAGACTGGCATGCACGCGGGCCTGGACAGCCGACATCGTCTTGAGTTGGCGCTCAAGAATAGCCAGCGTGGTGCCCACCGGAGCTTGGGCAGACATATCGCTGACCTTTAGATCTGCGATAGCCGCAAGGCGTCTGCCTTCTTCCGTGATGCGCTCCAGCAGGGCGGCCAGAACCTGACTCGGCTCCTTGTACGGCAGGGGCATGATGTTGTCCCTGACCGACCCGCTGGGGATATCCACATCCCTGAATTCACCCGGAGCGATGGGCGTGTCGTCGCCCTTGATCCGCAGGCCCCGACTCTTCAGACCACCGGGCAGGTTGGACAGGGTTCCGGCATCAACAAGCTGTCGAATGATGGAAGTGCCAGCACGAGCATAACCACCGATAAGATGGATATAGCCCAAACCATAAGCACCAAAACCAGGAATGTAGGTGTATTGAACAAAGTGTTGTCGCTTGAGCTTTCTGTCGTCGTCTTCGTTCCAGTTTCGTCGGATTGCCAAAACCGTTTGAGTGCCTCTTTCAACCGTGACCACATACGGTAAAGGAACGTCATTTTCGTATCCCGGCATGTCCCAATCAACGTGAATCTCAAGCACCTGATACCGATCATCATCGGTCAGCGTGTAACCCTGCTCCTCAGCTTTCTTTTTCTCCACATCGCTGAAGAAACGAACCGGCTCCCCAAGCTCAGCGTCACGATAGAACCCTGCTACCTGCAGCTTTTTAAGCTCGTTCTCCGTCTTGCGCATGACGTGTGTCACTCGCTCTGCGGTGTACACGTTCGATGCCCCATAGGGCATGATCAAGTCTTCTGCCGGGACGAACGGAGCAGCGGGTAGCTCCGTGCTCGGGTTCGGGTAGATCTTCTTGAACGCCGCGCCTGCAAGGCCCAGGGAGTACAGCATCCGCTCGTGCTCCGAGCGGTAGTCGATCATCTTCTCGGTCAGCATGTAGTTCATGTCATCGCGGACACGCTCTGCAGCTTCTTCCTTGAGACGGTCAATGGCACCGATGATCTGTGTCTTGACTGGCCCCTGAGCAGGGAAAGTTTCCGTGATCATCTCTGACTGGAATCTGATGGCAGCTTCCGTCAACAGCGGGCTGTACACCCCGCACGCACCGTTCCACGGCTCAGTACGCTCCTCGTACTTCATGCCAAGGACTTCCAAGCCCTTGACAAACATCTCTGTCCAGTCTTTGCGACTGTTGATGTCTGCGTCCACCAAGGAGACAAGCTCAGAGGCCAGCGTCTGAAGCTCACTCTCATCCATGAACTCCGCGAGGTTGGCGTTGAAATCGTCGGCAGTTTCAGGTTCTGCCTCAAGGGTGATTTCTACGTCTCCGGTACGCAGGCTTACAGCCTCAGGGTTCTCAATCTCAATCTCGATGGCAGGACTATCGCCCATCATCTCGGGGTCAAGCGGCATCAATGCGGGGTCAAAATTGGTAGCCATGTCAGTCCTCAGTAATACGCCGCTCTACGAGCAGCATTAAATTCTCGGTCTTGGTAATCGGTTGGCAGTCTGATGAACCCACCCTGCCGGTATCTCGCCAGCACCATTGATAGGCAGTCCACCATGTCGTCATGCGACCCATAGGGAAACGCAACGGATTGCTCGATCACTTCCTCGGCCCAACGGCGTCCTTCAGGATACCAGACCATCCCTGAGCGCAGGATGTCAGACACGGCGTTCAGACGTGCAACCTTGTCCCCGGTGCCCCGGTGC